AGACCGAGACATGGTCAAAAAAATCGTAGAAGATAATATGGAAACTACTAAGAAGTCCGGATTGCCGTTCTTTTAATTATTAGTTTTGAATTGAAGCGTACTTGCCACCTGCATCGCCTGGTGCTGGTGCTGGTGCTTTCTTAGCCGCTTTAGAAGTCATTGTTTTTGTAACTGCTGGTTTAGCCGCTGGTTTAGCCGCTGGTGCTTTCTTATCCGATCCTGCAAGATAATCTACAACAAGTTTTTCAACTTTTGCTTTTTGAATCTCACGTATTAATTCGTTTATTTTAGGATTACCAAGTTTTGCCGCTGTTGCCTTGTCTGCAACTTTTCCTGTAGATGTGCTAATCCACTGTGCGCCTTTCCATTCAAAGTCATCTTTAGTTGCACCTGCGTTTGTACCCTTAGGTGGACTTGACTTCATATCGAACGGCCCATCGTTAAATGGATCTTTGGAAGCCTTGCCTTGTAATGTTGATGCACTACTTCCGTCTGCTATTCCGTCACCGTCTTTGTCTGCTTTAGGGTCTGGACTTGATTTAGTTCCTTTACCACCTTTAACACCTCCCGAACTCGCCGTGCTACCAGTTTCGCCTTCTGGATCTTGTCCACCGGCGTTTGGATCTTTCTTAAGAGGTTGCCCTGTATCTTTAGCAACTGTACCGATCTGCTCATCGCTTAATCCTTGTGCTGAAAGTATATTAGTAATAGAACCAATGTCTGTAGGTTCACCTGCTTTTGTCCAAGCCTTGTTAAGTTTACGTGTTGTAACTTTCTGTCCTAATTCTTTACCTGCTTTTTTAGCCGCGCCTGAAACTGCGCCTACAGCCTTGCCAATACCTTTGTTTGCTACTGCACCTGCTTTGTCTAAGCCAGCGCCTACTGCTTTACCTGTACCTTTAGCCGCCGCTTTACCTATGTTAGCCGCACCTGCCGCGGCTTTCTTAGCCATTTGTTTAATGTCTATTTCATTAAGAATGTAATCTTCTAACTCGTTAAAGTATTGTTCTTCTAACTGTTCTGCATTTTTATAAACTTTTGATTCTTTCTTTGCACCTTTTTCTACATATTCTGATTTGGCTAATGCTCCACCAAGTGCAACTGCCGCCGCACCTTGCATGATTTTTTCAGCCATGTCTTGTTTGAATGTATCAATGCCTGTTTCTAATTCTGCTGTTTCTTTCCATGTATCAAACATGTCCATCATTCTGTCTTTTTGGTCTTCTGGTAGTGAATCAATGATTGCCCAGAATTCACTGTCCATTACTTCCGGACCTACAAATACTTTAGACATTGAGTAAACAATATTTCCTTCTGCATCTACACCTTCAACTGAACCTGTAACTAATGCACTCCATGGTTTGTCTGAACCTGGAATTTTAGTTTCAATAGTCTTTTTAAATACTGATCCTGCTTCATACTCGCCTTCAAGTCCGTCAACTACTTGTGGTGTACTACCTGCAAAATCTTTTATTGAAGTGTCAGCGGACATTTTTATGCCCATAAACTCTCTGGTTGAAACTGCTTTTTCCATTTGATAAACTGATTGAAGTTTTTCAACTTGTTCTGGACTTAAATCAAGTTCGTCACCAAGTTTAGCAATTCCTGTACTTGTTGGTTGTTCACTTGTGTCCATACCAAGTTCGTTCATTTCTTCTTTGCTATACTGTGCTTTTACAGTTCCTTCAGCACCTACATCTCCGTCTGGGTCAGCAGTACTTGTTGTGTCAACTGTGTCTTTGCCAGTACCACCTACATCTTGCTCAGGTCCTGAACCGTAGTCGCCTTCATCACCTAACTTATCTGGATCTGCTAAAGTAACGTTTGCATCACCTGTAACGTTTGATTTTACAACAACGTCAATGCCTTCACCTTCAATGTTAAATTTAGTTTGAAGATTGTCAATTGCTTGTTTTACATTTTTACCATCTGGTTCAAGTTCGAATATTTTATCGTTTAATGCGTCTAACTGTTTATCTAATACTGCTGATGCTTCATCGTCTAATTTAGGCATCATCTGTATCATTGCTGTACGTGTTTGAATAAGTTCTTTAACTGCTTCAGAATCTAAGTCTTCGATACTGTCTGCACCCATGGCTGTTAGTTCTGTTATATCTATCTCGCCATTGGTAGTCATAAATGTTTGTGTAATCTCTGCTGGGAACATATCTTCTGCTGTTCCTGATATAGCATCGCCCAACGCACCTGCAATAGCACCAATTGCCGCGCCTTTAACACCTTTAGCAACTGCTGTTGATAGTTTATCGCCCTTAATAGTGTTGTTTGCTAACTTTAAGAAGAAACCAATTGCGGCACCACTTAAAATACCACCACTTGCAAATGCAAGTACTGATGTCATTGCACCAATAATAAATGCACTCTTGGCTGGATTGTCTTTTGCAAATCCGCCCCACTTGTCAACTCCTGCAAGGATTTTTTGACCGCCGGGCATATCTTTTACTTTGGTCTTTAATTGTGTTTTTAGTTTTTCAAACTGTGCATCAAAGTTTTTAACAGGTCCGCTATTTGCCGCGGCATCCATTAACTTGTCAATTTCAGTTTTCATCTTGCCTGAAACTTCAGCAGTTACTTTACCTGCTTTACCTAATGCTGTTAAATTCTCACCGCCTTCAATTGATATTTTTTCAGCCTGTGTAAATATTTTTTGTATTTCGTCAGGTTTAAGATCGGCTTCCATTAAGTTGCTGTACTGCTCAACTAATGGCCAAACATTCTTTTCCCATGAACCAACATAGATTTTTTGTTGCTCAGTTAACATTTCCCATGACTGAGATTCTGTTAATATTGCTTGTGACTTAAGATTGTATGCTGTTACTTCATTAAGTTTCATGTTATGCTGTTGCTCCTGCTGGTGCCGTTGGTGCTGGAGTAGCCTTAGGTGGAGCACTACCTTGACCAAGTGTATCACTTAAATATTTTTTCTCTCCAGGTGTAAGTTGATCTAATTGATCTTTAATTCCTTGTGGAATTTCATTACCTGCACCTGCTGTAGCACTTGCTCCTGCTGTAGCGCCTTTACCTGCACCTGCTGTAGCCCCTGCTTGTGCTTTTGTGGCTGTTTGATCTGCACCAGCACCTTGTGCCGACGCCTTTTTAGAATTCTGTACTATTTGTAATAATGCTTTATCAAGTGGACCTTTACCAAACGGTCCTGTAATTTTATTATCTGTCATTGCTTTATCAATGACTGCATCTTTGCCTTTAAAGCCATTGTTAAGTAACCATTGCTTAAACTCTGCTGGATCGTTAGCACCCATTTTACCGCCAATAGAACCTTGATGATTTTGCCATGCTTTACGTAATTCGTTTGCTTCAGCACCTGTGTCAACGTTGCCTGCAACGCCAGACGCGAAATTTTTTGCACCTACTTTTGCGGCTGTTTTAGCAAGAACTTTCTTACCAAACTGTGCTAAGCCTGATACAGGCGCCTCGGAAACAGGTTTTTTAGTGGATTCAGCAACGATCTGTGTAACTTTCATGAAATAGTCCTTTATTTTAACTATAACTATTTATTCCAATCAGATTCTTTTAAATAATCTTACGATGGCAGAGACAAAATTTGTAGTTGTTCCTAAAAATGTAGTCATATCCGCACTTTCGCAGAGTGAAGCATTTCAGACGGTACAACAATTAAAAGAAGTTAAACCAGATGAAGAGTATATAATACTCGAAGTACATCCGGAAAGACCAAATGGATTAGGACGTGATCCTGATTTATACGATTAGAACTGTTTGAATACTGAAACATATTAAAATGCTATAAGTTGCTCTTTGAGCAACTATGTTTTCGCTTACGCTCAAACATTATATCTTTTAATTAATGATATAATAATTGCGAAGCAATTTAGCATCATGTAGATTGTTTCAGTCAGACGGAACCTGTTTAAGGGTTCCATCTAATCTTGAACATCATGTGAGCTCGTCACAGCCAAGACTTGGAAATAGGTAATTTGTTTATACACAAAGTACAATGGGCTCTGACCTTTCCCAACCTACGTCGACATCGTTGTTTCCAACTACCTCTCGCTTCGTTCCTATTGCTAAAGAGTTTTTATGTACGTGTTTGTGTTTTTCGACTGACAGCATTCAATCTATATCAACCAGTGAGCCCAATTTGTTTGTTGGCTTCCTACCTCTGGGTAGTCGATCAATATGTACGAGTGTCCTTATCACGGGACCTTTTACTCAGCAGTATATTATACTGGCCTGCTAACCTTATGTGCTGTATATAGCCTATAGTTTGTTTAGTGCTTCTCGGAGAATTTTTGAACCGCCAACTCTAACATTAATAATACCGTTGTAATAATCGTCGCTCTCTAACACACGGCGTTCAAATTGTTCTCTTGCCTCAAGGTAACTCATCAAGCCTCTACTGTTACAATAGTAAAGTATCTCTCTTGTGAATTTATCAGTGCCTAATGCTTGTACGTCTTCGTTGAGTTTGTCTGAACTTCCCCAGTAGTCACGCCAATCTGACTCTTTGTAACCTCTGCGTTTGTTCTTACGGCCTTTAAGTGGTGGTTTAGTGGTCTTAAATTTTGCTAACTTCTTGCCTATGTATTTTTTGTTGTTAGTGGTATTTGTGATTATGTACACAAACCCCTCTACGCCTTCTGGGATTTCTTTAACTTTTTTGTTTTTATAAGTCCACTGCATGAACTTACTTACTGTTACGATCTTTTCCTCGCCTCTTTCTTGGCATCAAAGTCGGATTTAATCTCGTCCATACGTATTTTAGCCAGTGTGCGTATCTCTCTGAGCCATTTTCGGCTTGATTGCATGGTACGTTCTCCACCATGCTTCTGGTATAGTGCAAGTTCTTTGTAATATTCCAAGTATGCCTTGGTTAACTTATCATGTGTGTCGTCTTCAATGCTCATTGTACTATATCAATATCGTTTGCGTATGATGTAAAGCCATTCTCTTTTACAACCTTAAGTACATTCTGCACACGACCTTGTAATTCGTCTTTGTGTGATATTAGATAGATATTCTTTTTGCGTTCTCTACCCATCTTCTTAAGGATTGCAAGACTTTGTTCAACACCTGCTGTATCCATTCCACTGTCAATCAACTCATCAATGAACATTAAATTAATATTCTGATATAAACTTTCCCATACATCACGGAATGCAAAACTCATACCAAGTATAAGTCTATTACGCTCACCTCTACTCAAGTTGTCAAAGTCTAAGTCTTGACCAAGTTGTGTAATTAATACTGTTAAGTCGTTTTGGAATACAACACTGTGCGGTAATCCTATCTTGTCTAAGTAATTTGTTAATCTGTTGTTTAGATATGCAAGGTTTTGTTCAATAATCTTTTTACGAATAAAACTATCTTTATTTGTTAATAGTTTGTACAAGAAGTCTTGATGTTCTTTCATTGAATTTAGATCGTTAACTGAATTCCAATCAACTTCTTGAATAGCACTATTGTTTAGTTCGTCAATTTGATCAACGTAAGGATCTGTTTCTGTTTCTTTTGCACCAAGTGCTGATTTTAAATTATCAACATTACTTCTGTGTTCATATGCTTCTTTTGCAGTTTCATAAAATGTATTTGGCTTTGTTTGTTCTTCGCCTAAGTCAGCAAGTTTAGCCTGTACCTTTTGAAACTTTGTATCAATCTCCATTAAGTAGGACATTGTGTCAGCATATTCTTCTTCTAATTTCTTTTGTATTTCGTCAATCTTTTCTTCTGGCAAGTCTTGTCCACAAGCATGACATTTTGCTTCATCAATGTGTTCAAGTTCTCCACTTGCTTTTGCAACCTGTTTATCTGTTTGTGATAATGCACTTTCAAGTGTTGCTTTTTCTTTAGTTAAGTTTCTTCTTGAAGCATCAGTTTCTTCCCACTTAGAAAGTAATTCATGATTAGAAAGTTCTTGTTCAATGTCCAAGTGTTCTAATTCATCAATGCCTGTTTGTAAGCGTTCACAGTCTTTTGCATTTTGCGTTTTCCAAGCAGTACTTTTAATTTGCAAACTGTTAATAGTTTCGCCTATCTTATCATTACTTGTTTGTATAGCATTAATACGTGCAGTTTCTTCTGTAATAGCGTCACGAATTTCTTTTTGTTTTACTTTTAATTCTTCTGCTTTCTCAGAAAGTATAGTAATACCAAGTAACTGTTCAATGATTTCACGTTGATCGTTTGCTTTTAGACTTAAGAACGGTTCAGTATATGTGTTTAATGCAACCAAGTGCTTAAACATTGTATGACTCATTTGTAGTAGTTCGCCAATGTCTGCTTGAGTCTTACGACTATCTCCTTGACTCATATCTTCAATGTCTTGTTCTGTATCGTCAATGAAAAACTTTAATAAGTTAGGACCACGTCCTCTTTCAATGCGATAATTTACTCCTGCCTTTTCAAAGTTAAGAGTAACAAGCATACCTTTACCGTTTGTTTTATTGATAAGGTTATTGCGTTTAATGTTAGTTAGTGCCACACCATACAATGCGTAAGATAATGCATTAATGATTGTGGTCTTACCTGTACCGTTACGTGACCCACTGTCGTCACCACCTTGATCTAAGTTTTCTCCAAGGACTAAGGTTAATTGCTTATTATTAAAGTTAACTGCTTGAGTCTGGTTACCCACACTCATAAAGTTCTTTACTGTTAGGTCTTTAATTAATATCATTCTATAACTCGTTGTAAATGTTTAGTAGTGTTTGCTTATTGTAGTTTTCTGAATCAATAGCATTAATTTCTTCTGCAACAATTTGATCTACACTTTCAAATTTTGTAATGTCAATGTCGCTGTTTATTTCGTCATCTTGCTGACTTGGAATTAATGTAAGTTCTCTACAACTGTAGTTCCTCATAAATTCTTCTTTGATAAAACTTGCTTCTTCGTAACTAATGTTAATATCAAGTGTAACTCTTAGATACATTTTACTTTTTAGTAATGAATCTTTTTCATCAATTAGTTGACTTAGTTTTACAGTTCTATACTTAGGACAATCTGTCCAATCAACATATTGTGGTTCTCCGCCATGTTCTAATATCATCATACCACGTTTATCATCCCATGCATCTGCATAGTTGTGTGGAAACGCATTACCAATGTATGTTACATTTCCTTGTGTTTGACGTTTATGAAAGTGTCCACTAAAAACATAATCTTGATGTACAAAATGTTTAGATTGTAATTCACCTGTGTCAAGCATTTGTACCATTGCGTTCATATAAAAATTAGGAAGTTCAAAATGACCAAACATATATTTTGTTTTAATCTTAGGAATCTTCTTCCATTCTTCACCAACAAGCCACGGCACCATAGTACTATCGCCTATTGTTGTAATTTCATCAATTACAGTTACGCCGTCAATGTGCTTTGCAAACTCAACACTCTGAATATCTCTTTTATCTTTATAATATAAGTCATGGTTACCAGGAAAGTAAAAAAACTGTTCAAATGCTTTACCAAGTTTTTCAAGACATCGGATTGAATAATCCATTGTAACAATGTTTAGACTATTTCTATTATGATGCCAGTCACCCATAAAGATGCCTGTTTCACAACCTTCGGCTTTTGCCTGTTCAATATACCAATCTACGAACGCTTCACAGTCTTGATTATGAGCCACTGAATTGGACTTGAGTCCAAAGTGAATATCTGTGAATACTGCACATTTTTTAAACAAAATATTTCCTTCTAATTACTATACTCTTTATATTGTACTGCATTTGTTGATGAAAGTCAACCTTATTTGGCTATCTCGGCACCTTGGCTTTAATAGTAGGCGGAACAAATGGTTTCTTAGTAATTTTTTGTGCTTCTTGCTTCGCCATTGCTTTTCTTTGGTCTTCGACTTGTCTTTCCCATTCACCTTGTTGCTGTCTTGTAAATGATGGAGTCATGTCGTTCATCTCTAAAATATCATCTCTAATGTTTTGATTACGTTTTTCAATATTAATAACTCTAACAAATGAATTAGTTACTGCCGCAGTATAATATGCAAATGGATTAGCAGACTTAGATTCGTCAAACTGTAATCCTATTTGTGTTAATTGTAAAATTGCTTGTCCACGCATCTCGTCATTGTATGTGTATCCACGTACATTGCCTCTTGTTGCGTATCTATCACATAACTTCATCCACATACGAGCAAGTTTTTCAGTAGTCTTACCATGCTTCAAACTAAACGCACCGTTTTCCATACCACCTTCCCAATGACTTTTACCAACACACAATAATTCTTGTGTTTCTTCATCAAACTTAAAATGTTGGAATGGAGGAAAGTTTAACTTAACTCTTGTATCTGCTACAGTCTTTGGATTCTTTTTACGTCCTTTTTCTTCTGGAATATGATCAAAGGTCATAATTCTAAAAATTAATTCGTTCTTCTCCATTTTTCTGTAATCAATGGCACATTCTGCTTGTTTTACTTTTTCACCAGCAAGTTTACGTGCTTCGTAATCTGCGGTTCCTAATTTCTTGGCTTTGTTACGTTTTGCTTCAGCAATAGTCCGAACATTAATTTTATCTATACTTGGCAGTATAATATCAAAGTCAGCATAACTCTGGTCAACATAACTACAATACGTTGTTTTGGACTTGTGTATTTCTTTTAATAAGTCCTTATTGTTTAAATAATTTACTTTTTTCAAGATATTCTCCTATTTGAACTCTTATTATAAACTACTCTTATTAAAAAGTCAATAAATACTTTATAGTTAGGACACCAAAATAAAATGGCAGACCCAGTAGATAATAAAAAAGACGGTATTACCGTTGACAAGATTTCGAAATTAGCACGTGATAGTGTGCAGGCAATCTCTGATGGCGCAGATGGCTTTATGAAAGGTATACGTTCGCGTTTAATACCTAAAGACGGCGAACCAGATGAATTACAAGTTACTTCAGCAAAATGGGCGTCGGACCCTAATGGTAAAGATTGGCGTGTTAAATTAAGTATTCCTAACATCGATTCCTTTCAAGATAGTAACATTTTAGCACCGTTAGTAGCAACAGGCGGACTTGCGTTTCCATATACTCCGACAATTATTATGAGTCACGCCGCTTCGTACAGTGCAGTAACCCCTGTACATAGTAATTATCCGTTCTTTGCGTACCAGAACTCACAAGTGGACGCTATGACACTTACAGGGCAGTTTTATTGTCAGAACGATTTAGAAGGACAATATTGGATAGGTGCATTACATTATCTAAGATCAATTACAAAAATGTTTTATGGCGCAGGATCTAATCAAGGTGCTCCACCTCCAGTAGTAAAATTAAATGGCTACGGAGATTTTGTGTTTAAAGATGTTCCTTGTATTGTAACAAACTTTACACTTGATATGCCTACTGATGTTGACTACATTGCAGTCGACATGACAGATTTAGGAGATTGGAATTCTCTGGATGAAATTATTAATTCTGGACAAATTACAAACACAGAAGGTGACAAATCGTATGTCCCAACAGAAAGTCAAATGACTGTAACAATTCAACCAATATACTCAAGAGCACTTGTTGAGAAATTTAGTTTAGACAAATTTGCAAAAGGTGGTTATCTTGGATCAAATAATAAAGGATTTATTTAATGTCAAGTTCACCGTGGGCTAAAACAAAAATTAATAGAAGAGGGAACTATTTAGATATTCTAAATATTAGACCAGTTCCCGCAGACAATGATGATGTAGTTTACGAGATAGAAGCACAGTATCATCAACGACCCGACTTACTTGCATACGACATGTATGGCAATCCGAAGTTGTGGTGGGTGTACTCACAGCGTAACATGGATATCCTCAAAGATCCTATATTTGATTTTAGAGTTGGTACTGAGATACGTGTTCCAAAGGGTAGTAGATTACGAACGTTGCTGGGGATCTAATCCATGGCACAGAAGAAATTAACAACATTAGAAAGATTTGGTACAACAGGCGAGCCTGATGATATCGGTGACGGTTTCGAATCTAATGATGTTAATGCACCAGCAAACACAGTAGTTACAGACGGACCACAAGTGTTCATGGTAGACGACATGTCTAAAACAAAAGATGCTACAGTAATTGACACTGACGCTTCAAAGGTTGACACTGTAAAAGACAAACAAGCCAGAGACCAAGCAAACATGGACAAGATGAAGACCGACGAGTCAGGGTCTCCACATCAGTTTGCTGAAGCAGACAAATACGAATCGCGTACTGCTGACGGAAGAGTTATATCATTACCGTTACCAAACAGTTTAAGAAACTACTCAAGTTTTAATTACAAAATAGGATTGTATGCATTAACTAACGAAGAACTTAATAATCCAGACGAATCTTATAAAGTTAAAAAACCAAAGTATGCTATTCTACAAAGTGGTGGCGGACTTGGAGAAAAGAAAGTTCTAACAGCCTATGAATCAATAGGTAAAAAAGTAGAATACTTTATTAATGGTTTAGAAATTGAAACTATTATTGCTCCTACACGTAAGAAAGGTTCAACTAACGCAGTTGGATTTAGATTAGAAATTCAAGAACCTTATAGTATGGGATTGTTTTTGCAAACTCTACAACTTGCGTCATATCAAGCAGGACACGAAAACTACTTAGAATCTCCATTTTTACTTACTATTGATTTTGTCGGATACGATGATAATGGAAAAGTTTACACAGTTCCAGAAGCATCAAAGAATCTTCCATTTAAACTTGTTGGTAGTGATTTAAGTGTAACTGAAGGCGGCAGTGCTTATGTAGTCGAAGGTGTTGCATATAACGAAGCGGCATTAGTAGATCATACACAGCGTATTCCAGTTGACGTTACACTGACAGGTAGAAACTTAGAACAAATGTTACAGAGTAACCTAAAAAGTTTAGCACAAGAACTAAATGCTCACGAAGCAAAAAAAGCAAAAGATGGCAAAATATTTACAGCCAATCAATACTTTGTTGTATTTCCTAAAGACCGTGCAAGTGCAGGAAAACTTTCCAGTAACTATTACGGAACAAACACCAGTGCTACAGATGGCTCTGCAAGTGAGTCAGAAGCATCAAAAATAAGTGTTGGACCAATCTTAACTGATCGTAAACAAAGTAGTGTAGACAAACTGGAAGAACTGTACAGCCAGATTGCACAAGGCGGGCCACCCCCAGATGAATTCTCGGCTTGGGCTGAACAAGTTAAAAGTTTAGTTTCAACTACACAACTTGGTCAAGATATTAAAGAAAAACAAACAGGCGCAAAACATTCTAACAATATTGGAATGTCAAAAATGTTTAATCTTGAATCACTTGGTACAACTCAACAACCGTTCGGTGATGCTTCATTTACATATGACAAAGAAAAACAAGTTTGGGTAAGATCAAGCGGACAGTTACAAATAGATCCAGGACTTGGTACAATTAAGTTTTTAGCAGGAACACGTATTCAAGATATTATTGAAGAATGTATAATTTTAAGTGATTATGGTAGAAACATTATTGATGCACCAGCAGTAAAAGGTATGCGTCCTTGGTTTAAAATTGATACACAAGTTTTTAATATTACAGATAGAAAAACAGAAAAGAAAACAGGTGTGCCACCAAGAATATATGTGTTTAGAGTTTTACCTTATATGGTACACGAAAGTAAATTTATTGCTCCAGACGAAACACCAGCAGGTTTAAATGCTTTAAGAATGCAATGTTGTAAACGTTACAATTATATCTATAGTGGTGCAAACGAAGATATTTTAGATCTTGAAATTAATCTTGATAATACATTCTTTAAAAGTGTATCTCCAGGAGTACTTCCAAAGAACAATCTTGCAGACGGTTCTAAAGAAGGTGAAGATCCACTCTTGAAAACTACAATGACTTCTCCTAACAATGACACACAAGTTAATGGTAAAGCATTAGAAACTCGTAACAACAATGCCAAGGCGGCAGGTGCAGTTAGTCTTGATGATATGCGTGTTGACATTGCTCGTAGATTTAACGAAGCGATTGTAAACAGTGATGTTGACTTATTAACAATCGATATGGAAATCATGGGCGACCCTTATTATATTGCTGATAGCGGAATAGGAAACTATAACTCAGAGAACACACAATTTATTAATCTTGATGCAGATGGAAGTATAGATTATCAATACGGTGAAGTAGATGTTGAAGTATTATTTAGAACTCCAATTGATTATAGAGATAACGGTATTATGGGTTTCCCAGATGATACTGTGCCAGTTGATTTCTTTAGCGGATTATATATGGTAATTAGTGTTAAGAACTCTTTCACAGCAGGTCAGTTTAAACAAACACTTGAACTTGTGAAAAGACCGCAGATGTCTGAGACACCAACAGCAGACAGTGGTGAAAAAGGAACACAAGAACTTAAACCAGGTGATGCACAAGGTACTGAACGTGAAGATGGAACTATTGAAGATGCCGCAAACAGAACAACAAATGACGACGAGAGGATATTCACCTAATGTCTAACGAAACACGTACAGTCGGCCAAGAAGCCAAATTAGATGCAGGACCGTATATTGGAAGAGTTGTAGGACATCTTGATCCTAACTATATGGGATCTCTTGAAGTACAACTGCTCAAAGGTCAAGTAGCAAACAATGATGACGCTGGCGGACAAACATTTAAAGTAAGTTATGCAAGTCCATTTTACGGACAAACACCTGTTAACGGTATTAGTGCTAATCAAGGTTTTGCATACACACAATCTGCTTATGGTATGTGGATGACACCACCAGACGTTGGCAGTAGAGTACTTGTAACGTTTGTTGAAGGTGCGGCTAATATGGGTTATTGGATTGGGTGTATACCTGACAACTACATTAACCTTAATGTACCAGACAAAGTTGCAACAAGTTTCTTTTCAGGCAAAGCCGTAGGCGAAGGTGCAAAATCAGCAATAGCAAAAACAAGCAAAGTTGTAGTTGGTGAAATTAATAAAAAGAATCTTGCAGACAACAAAGGTAACGATCCTACAAAATTTAAAAAGTCTATTAATGAACAATGGATGGACTTATTATTTGCTCAAGGACTTGAAGCAGATGGCACAAGAGGTTTAACAACAAGTAGTGCAAGAAGAGAATTACCAAGTATGGTGTTTGGTATAAACACACCAGGACCATATGACAAAAGACCTGGAGCACCAAAAGCAGGATACGGTCCAGCAGGACAGTCAGCACAAATTCCTTTTAACAGACTTGGCGGAACAAGTTTTGTAATGGATGACGGTGATGACAAAATTTTACGTAAAGGTCCCGCAGGTACAACTAAAAAGGAATTTGTCAATCACGAAAAAGGTGAAAAGGGCGGAGACTACACAGTACCACACAACGAACTTGTGCGTATTAGAACACGTACAGGACACCAAATACTATTACACCAAACAGAAGATCTAATACGTATAGATCATGGCAGTGGTAACAGTTGGATAGAAATGACTGCTAATGGTAAAATTGATGTGTATTCAAAAGACAGTATTAGTATGCACACTGAAAACGATTTCAATCTAACAGCGGATAGAGACATTAACCTAAACGCAGGACGTAACTTTAACGTATTGTCAAAAGAAGATATCCAGATTGAAACAAATACAGATATGGTAACGTATGTTGCAGGAAACAATCAAGTTACAACATTGTTAGATTACGATCTAAACACAACAGGAGCAAACAAACTTACAGCAGGCGGAACTACTGATATACTCAGCGGAGGCAACCATACAGAAACTGCACCCGAAATCCATATGAATGGACCGCAGGCCGCTACCGCTACCGCGGCTACGCCGTTTACCACACACGTTGTTCCCGGAGGACCTTTCAAAGTACCAACAGACACTGCATTAACATCGTTGCACAAGCGTTTGCCACAACACGAACCTTGGCCACACCATGAAAATGTTGATCCGTTTGCGTACAAACCGATACGAACAAATAGACTGAATACACAAACAATACCTGAAAGTTTTGACTATGACAATACTCCAGACACCTTTAAGAAAGGCACATAAATACTGATATGAGCAGTTTAGAGAAAAATACAGTAAGAAATGTTAGAGTAAAATCTAATGTCAAGGAACAACCGCCTGTCAAAGGTAGAGCATACAAAGGCCTTAGTACAGTCAATCCTGAGAACACTTCTTATGCATTGTATGACATTGGCTTAATTAAACAAGATTTACTAAATCACTTTCATATTAGACAAGGCGAAAAACTTGAAAATCCTGAGTTTGGGACAATCATTTGGGACGTTTTGTTTGAACCTTTAACAGATTCATTGAAACAAGCAATTATAGACAATGTAACAGAAATAATCAACGGCGATCCAAGAATAAATGCAACCGGAATTGTTGTTGATCAATACGAGAGCGGTATTCAAATTGAGTGTGAACTTCAATACTTACCGTACAACATATCTGAACAAATGAAATTTAGTTTCGACAAAGATGCAGGCTTTGCGTCTTAAGGAATTAAGTACTCAGATATCTCGTTTAAATAAATACATTGTAAGAGGAAAATAGATGTCAACAACGGATAGACAAAATAGATTATTACTTGCTGAAGATTGGAAGCGAGTATATCAAACATTTAAAACTGCGGACTTCAAATCGTATGATTTTGATAGTTTACGCAGAACTATGATCGCATATTTGCGTGAGAACTATCCAGAAGACTTTAATGATTACATTGAAAGTTCAGAATACCTTGCACTAATTGATCTTATTGCATATCTTGGACAAAACATGGCATTCCGTGTTGATTTAAATGCACGTGAAAACTTCCTTGAATTAGCAGAACGTAGAGAAAGCGTATTACGTTTAGCACGTTTACTTTCTTATAATCCAAAGCGTAACCAATCAGCAAACGGATTAATGAAGTTTGAAAGTGTACAAACAACAGAAGAAATTCAAGACACTAATGGTGTTAACTTATCAGGACAATCTATACAATGGAACGATCCATCAAATCCTGATTGGGCAGAACAGTTTAGAAAAATTTTAAATGCGGCATTACCAGAAAACAGTATTGTAGGTAAGCCAGTAAAGAAAGAAACTATTGCAGGTATTACAACTGAGCAATATCGTTTCAATGCATCAAACACAAACTTACCTGTTTACAGTTTTAATAAAAACGTAGGCGAAAAGAATATTGTATTTGAAGTAACATCTTCAACTATTGATGCTAATAAAATTTACGAAGAAGATCCGTTACCAGGTAACAGTTTAGCATTTTTATATAGAGAAGATGGCAAAGGCGCTGGTAGTTCAAACTCAGGATATTTTGTACACTTTAGACAAGGTATATTAGACACAGGTAATTTTTCAATTGAAAATCCAACTACTAATCAAGCAGTTGCAATTGACACAACAAACATTAACAATTCAGATGTTTGGCTTTATCAATTAGACAGTAACGGAAACGAAACAAAATTATGGACTAAGGTTGAAGCAACTGAAGGTAACAATGTAATTTATAATAGTGTTAACAAACAGAACAGAAGTTTGTATGCTGTGCAATCACGTATTGATGACAGAATTAGTTTATTATTTGCAGACGGAACATTCGGTGATTTACCTAAAGGACAATTTAGATGTTATTTTAGAAAAGGACTTGGTAGCAAGTTTGCAATCCAACCTGAAGAATTAACTAACGTAACTATTAGTGTACCATATACAAGTCGTGCAGGTACGCCTGAAACATTTACATTTGTGTGTTCATTAAAATACACAGTTGATAATGCAAGTGGACCAGAAACTTCAAAAAGCATTAAAGAAAATGCTCCAAGTACATACTATACACAAAATAGAATGATTACTGGTGAGGACTATAATGTTGCACCAAGAGCAGTTAGTCAAGAAGTAGTTAAAGTAAAAAGTATCAATAGAACAAGTTCAGGTATTTCAAGATACTTTGATTTAATTGATTCAACAGGAAAGTATTCAAGTACAAACATATTTGGTAACGATGGTGTTATCTATAAAGATGTGTTTGATAAAAAACTTAGTTTTTCTTTTAATACAAAAACAGATGTAGAAGGAAATATACAAAACGTAATTACACCGTTACTTTCAAACAATGTAATTAAAAACTTTTTCTTAAATCAGTTTCCTAAAATATCAACAGCAGATTTAGCGGCAGACTGGACACAAGTTGCAAAACAAACTAATAACTCCAGCGGTTACATATCAGACTCATTAGATATTAAATTAACAGTAGGAACATTTACTGGTAGTACATTAAAGTTTGTAGAGCCAGGTGCAATGGTTAAATTTGTTGCTCCTGCAGGACAACACTTTATGAAAGACAACAGTCATGCATTAATGGCTGGCGATGCAGACCATCCAGGTGCTACAACATACATTTGGACAAAGGTTGTTAGAGTAAACGATAAAGGTACTGAAGATTACGAAGACGGTCAAGGACCAATTATTTTTAACGATGTTATTCCAACTGGTGCAATATTAGATGAAGTTAAGCCTAAGTTTGCAACAAACTTAACAACTGATGTTACAACACAAATTATTGATCAAATATTTTCATATAAAACATTTGGAGTACGTTACAGTACTACAGATAGAGAATGGCGTGTAATTCTTAATAATAATTTAAGTATTGGTAATGCGTTTAACATGGGCAAGACTGGCGACACGTCAGGACAGAACTTAGACTCAAGTTGGTTAATGTTATTTGAAACAGATGGCGAAAAGTATACTGTTACTTACAGAGGTGTTAGATACATTTTTGAAAGTGATAAGGAAGTTAAGTTTTACTTTGACGAAACAGATAGAATTTACGATAGTAGAACAGGACAAGTTATTAGAGATAAAATTAACTTAATGTCTATTAACAAGAAACCAGATTCAGTATCACCTGCAACTATTGATTATCCTTGGCAAGTTACTAAAGAGTTTAGAGATGATGAAGGGTATATTAATAGTAAAAAAGTAGAAGTAGGATTTTTTGACAGTGACGGCGACGGTGTAGTTGATAATCCATCGTTGTTTGATGACTTTGTTGCACAAGATACTAATTCGTTAACAAAATGGGTTTTTGTAAAAGAAAAGGTTTCAAACAATCAATCTACAAATTATGATTACGTAGATGCCGCAGTAGAAAATATTAGAGCGTTTGCATCAGAAACATCAACTGGTGCGTTATCACAATATGATGACGGTGCAATATTTTACTTTGTAGACAACAATGTTTTTAAAGTATACAGCAAAGCAAACGCAAACCTAACATTACAAACAGGATATAAAGCATATCAAGGTAGAGACAAACTTGTATTCCAATACGTACACAGTGCTGACGAGAACAATAGATTAGATCCAAGTAGTTCTAATATTATTGACACATACTTGTTAACAAAAACATATGATAGATCATTTAGACAGTACTTGGCAAATACTATAACTACTAAACCGTTACCACCAAGTTCAGATGAATTGTTCCAGAACTTTGGAGCAGAAATTAATAAGATTAAATCAATCAGTGATGAAGTAATTTATCACCCAGTTAACTATAAAATATTATTTGGTGACAAAGCAGATTCAGATTTACAAGCAACATTTAAAGTTGTTAAAAATTCAGAAGTAATAACCAATGACAATGATGTTAAGTTAAGAATTGTACAAGCAATTAATGAATTTTTTGCTTTAGAATTCTGGGACTTCGGAGACAAGTTTAGTTTTACAGAACTGTCTACATATATTGTTAATGTATTAGCACCAGACATTACAACACTTGTGTTAGTACCTAATCAATCAGAGAAAGCATTTGGAAGTTTATACGAAGTGTCAACAGAGAATGATGAAATTTTCATTAGTGGAGCAACTGTTGATAATGTTGAAATAATTGATAGCCTTACAGCATCAAGACTAAAAACAACAGGTAGTGTAGTAAGTACAGCCACAACAGAAAATGCAGGGATTACATCAAGTGCAAATACAAGTACAACAAGTTCGAGTACAACAACTTCAACTTCGACTTCAAGTTCAAGTTCATCAAGCAGTTCATCAAGTTCAAGTAGCGGAGGTTACTAATGGCTTACGATAATGACCAGAATGATATTCCAATTGGTCCAAACGACGATAGCGAGAATCGAACAAGTGTAAGTCACTTACCTAAGTATTTTAGAACACCAGCGAATAAAAAGTTTTTAACAAGCACACTGGATCAGTTTATGAATCCAGGAGAAGTTGAAAAACTTAATTCATACTATGGGCGTAGAGACGCAAAAGCAGTTCAGTCAACAGACAACTATATTAGTGACGTTTCAGACGATAGACAAAATTACCAATTAGAACCAGCAGTTGTTTTAAAAGACAACGCAGACAATGTTGACTTTTACAAAGACTATAATGATTACATAAACCAACTAAGAGCGTTTGGTAATAGAAATCCTGATCATAGTAAAATTAACGCACAAGAATATTATGCGTGGCAACCACATATTGATTGGGATAAGTTTACAAACTTTAGAGAATACTATTGGCTTCCAGCAGGACCACAAGTATTACCTATCTTTGGACAGAACAAAGAAATTGTATCTACTTTTAAAGTATCCGTGGAGGAGAATGATGACAATGTAGCGTATAAATTTACCCCAACAGGTTTAACACAAAATCCTACTCTAAAACTTTACAAAGGTCAAACTTACATATTCGAGATTGATACACCTGGACACCCAATAGCATTTGCAACCAATAGAGCATTTACTCCAGGACAAGCGATTATAACTGAGACAGTTGAAGGTGTGTTGGCATCTGGTAAGTTTGAAGCAGAATTATATGACACCGATGGCTACGACACAGGTGAATACATAGTAGAGCCTGTCGAAGGCGGTATAACTGGATTCAAGGACGGAGATAATATCTCTACATTATATACCGACGGTGTAGAATCAGCAACAGTGTATGTAGAAAAAGGCACACTTAAATTTACAGTGCCACTTGATGCACCTGATACATTATTTTATATCAGTCAAAATGATGTAAACACATCAGGCTTAGTTACACTTTATAATATTTTAGAAAATACAGAGATAGATGTAGAAAAAGAAATTCTACAAAAGTTAACTTACACAACAAGAACAGATACTGATTTATCCAATGGTATGTTAGTAGAGTTTTTAGGTGATGTAACACCAGCAAAGTACAGCGAAGGATATTGGTATGTTGAAGGTGTTGGTGAATCTATACAACTAATCAACAAAGCAGATCTTGAAATTACTGGAGCATATAGTTCAAATATATTTGTACCATTTGATACAGAAAACTTTGATAAGTTACCTTTTGGTCAAGCACTTAACTATCCTAAAGAACAAGACTATATTACAATCAATAGAGCAAGTATTGACGGTAACCAATGGAGTAGACACAACAGATGGTTCCACAAAGACACTATTGAAAAAACTGCGATAGCAAATGGTACAGAAGTTTCGTTAGATCAAACGCAACGTGCTAAACGTCCTATTATTGAATTTAATGCAGGGTTACGTTTGTATAACTTTGGTAGTATGAAGAAAACAAACGTTGATTTGATTGACGACTTTACAGGTGATGTGTTTAGTACTATTGAAGGCAGTGAAGGTTATAACGTTGACGGTGTTGAACTTACTGAAGGACTGCGTGTATTGTTTACTAAAGATCCTGACATCAGAGTTAATGGTAGAATTTACAAAGTAAAATTTATCACACACAACGGTCAAAGACAAATTGCGTTGCAAGATGAAACAGATACTACTCCTTTAGAAAATGAAACAGTATTAGTTGCAGGTGGTACAGTAAACTCAGGTAAGATTTACTGGTACAATGGATCTAAGTGGATCAAAGCACAAGACAAATTAACAACAAATCAAAAACCTAAATTTAATCTTTATGATATCACTGATGTAAGTTTTGATACGTATAATGCAAATACATTTACAGGTAGTTGTTTGTTTAGTTACAAACAAGGTACAGGTGCTAATGATCCTGTAATAGGAATACCGTTAACTTATAGAAATATTGAAAACAGTGGAGATATTGTTTTTAACTTTGATTTGTTAACAGACTCTTTTACATATCAACTTGGACAAAAAGATTACACACAAAATACAGATTCGTCTACTTTAAGAAAATATACAGGACTAAACACTTATACAAATGTAAGTGGTTGGGAAAAAGCAGACACAGACAGTATACAAAAAGTTATACGTCAGTATACAGTTGATGGACAAAACAATACCTTTGCAATTGATGTATATGACAGAAGTGGCGATTTAAATAATTTAGATGTACAAGTATTTGTAAACAATGTAAGACAAAGTGCTTGGTCATTAAACAGACAAAACGGCATTGCTTATGTACAGTTTGTTACTCCACTAAAAAATGGCGATAACTTAATAATCCATACTACAAGTGAAGCAGACAAAAACGAAAACGGAAAATACGAGTTTCCGATTAACTTGCAGAATAACCCACTTAATGAAAACATCACTACTTTTACATATGGTGAAGTAACTGATCATGTAAACACTATTATTAGTAACGTTAAAGGGTTTGAAGGATCTTTTCCAGGACCAAGTAACTTACGTAACTTAGGCGGACTTGCAAAACTTGGTACAAAATTTGTACAGCACTCAGGTGCTATTCCGTTATCATTGTATCATATTACAAACAAAGATTATAATATTGTAAAAGCACTTAGATTTGCAAGAAAAGAATATGCAAAATTTAAAAGAGCAGTAGTAGATATTTCAGAAAAATTAGGCTTAGACGGATCAGCACAATACTTGACTGATAAAGTAATTGAGAAATGGCAGTCTGAAAAATCAAAGCAAACAGCATTTTACTGGACAGACATGATTGGTTCAGGTGCTAATAACAAGCGTGAATTTACTGTTACAGATCCAGGCAACAAATTTTATAGTTTAACAACAGCATTTGACTTAAAAACAATTAGTGCTAACGCAGTTTATGTATATCACAACAATGTACAGATGTTACACGGTCAAGATTATACATTTACAACAGAAGGCTTTATTCAAATTACTAATGATTTTGTTCTTGCTGTAGATGACACTATTACAATTTACGAATACGAATCAACAGATGCTTCGTTTATTCCACCTACACCAACAAAGTTAGGATTGTATCCGTTACACAAACCAGTAATATTTACTGACAACACATATAGTACACCGCGTGTGCTTATTAAAGGACATGATGGTAGTGTTACTAAAGCATACGAAGATTATAGAGATGATATTCTTTTAGAAATTGAAAAAAGAATTTATAACAATGTTAAAGTAAGTTACGATATTAACATATTTGATATTGACAGTTTCCTTGGGCATAAAACAAGAGACACAGGATTTACAAAACTTGATGCAGACGAAGTTACTATTACTGACTTTGTTGAATGGTTAAGCATTGCAGGTGATCCTGACTACACAGATATATCATTCTACGATAGAGCAAATTCATTTACATGGAATTATTCTATAATGTCTGATCCAGACGGAATACCGTTACCAGGATATTGGAGAGCAATTTATAAAGAGTATCTAAGTACAGATACTCCGCACACAACTCCATGGAAAGTTTTAGGATACATAGATCAACCAACTTGGTGGGAAACAGTATATGGCCCAGCACCGTACACAAAAGAAAATTTAATTCTTTGGGAAGACCTTGAGAAAGGTTTAGTACGTGAGCCTAATAATCCTATTAGATACAAAACAAATTATAAGAGAAAAGATTTAACAAAATATATTCCTGTAGACACACAAGGTAATTTAATAAGTCCATATGAATGTGGATATGCACAAGGACTTATTGTTCCTGAAACAAATAACTCATTTGTATTTGGTGACGAATCTCCTGTAGAAACTGCATGGCGCAGAAGTGCAGAATATCCATTTGCATTACTAACAGCATTTTTAATTCATCAACCTGCTAAGGTAATAGGTGTTGGATTTGATAGAGCAAGAATTAAACGTAATCCAGCAGGCGGCATAGTTTATTCGTCAAGTGAAAAACGTTTAGAACCTAAGAATTTAGTATTCCCTAACACCGTAGATGATACTACTCGTGTAACTACAGCGGGTCTAATTAACTATATTTTCAACTATATTAATGCAGACGTAACTAAACTTAACAAAGCGTATAAAGAGAACATTAAGAGCCTTAAAGTACAACTTGGATTTAAGATAGGCGGCTTCACTGAAAAAGATAAATTCAAGTTATTACTTGATTCAAGAACTCCTAATAATAAAGGAAACGTTTTTGTACCAGAAGAAAATTATAAAATTATTCTAAACACAAGTTCTCCAGTTGACACTGTTTCTTACAGTGGTGTAATTATTGAAAAACGTACAGCAGGATTTGTTGTTAAAGGTTATGACAAAAGCAAACCATACTTTGACTATTACAAACATATTGAACGTTCCGCTGACCCAGTTGTTAACGTAGGTGGTGTTAGTGAAAACTTCTTAGAATGGGTACCAGGAGAACGTTACCAAGCAGGACAAATTATACGAGTTTCTACTAACTTTTTCCGTGTACAAAATTCAGGAAGTTTCCAAACTATTACAGATGAAAATTTTGTTAAACTTGCTGAACTTCCAATGGAAGGTGGCAGAGAAGGAATTCTAAGACGAGCATTTGACAGTACTCCAAGTAAATTGAATTACGGTACAATGCTAAGAACTACTCAAGACGTTATTGACTTTATATTAGGTTACGAACAGTACTTAATAAAACAAGGCTTTGACTTTAGTGGATTTAATAGAGAACTTGAAACAATTGAAAACTGGGAATTAAGTGCAAGAGAATTTTTATTCTGGACTACACAAAACTGGAGTGAAGGAGCATTACTTACTCTAAGTCCAAGTGCTATTAATCTACAGTTTAGCAGACCATATTCAGTAGTAGATAATATCTTTGATAACTTTTATGACTATACGTTATTAAAAGCAGACGGCGGCAAACTTAAAGAAGAATTTACAAATACATTACGTAGTAATCAAAACAATTTTGGATTAAAACTTAAAAACACTGCTGACGGAATTTACTTTTTAAAATTACCACTTGTACAAAAAGAACATGTTTGTTTAATTGACAACGTAACAGTATTCAATGACACAATTTATAATCCAGGTCCTGGATACAGACAAGCACGTATTAAAATATTAGGTTACAGAAGTACTGATTGGAATGGTGGTTTAAATATTCCTGGGTTTACATACGATAATGTTGTGTGTAAAGATTGGGAAGAAAATGTAGATTATGATATTGCTTCAGTAGTTCTATATAAAACATTTTATTATAGTGCAAAATATAAAATTCCAGGTTCTACAAACTTTGATGAAACAGACTGGTATAAATTACCTGAAAAACCTACAGCAGAACTTGTACCAAACTTAGATTATAAAGCAAATCAATTTGCAGACTTTTATGATTTAGATACAGATAACTTTGACAGTGAACAGCAACGAATTGCACAACACTTAACAGGTTATCAGAAACGTAAGTATATTGAAAACATTATTAATGATGATGTTTCACAGTACAAATTCTATCAAGGATATATTCAAGATAAAGGAACAGTAAATTCATTAAGTAAATTGTTTGATGCTTTATCAAATACAGAAAACTCAAGTTTAGAATTTTTTGAAGAGTGGGCATTTAAAGTTGGCCAATATGGAGCCAACGGTGGCTTTGAAGAAATTGAATATAAACTGGACGAAGGCAAGTTTAGATTAAGTCCACAACCGTTTCAATTAGTACCAAGCATTGATCCGTTGTTAACTGATCTTGTTTACAGATATGAACCATCAGAGGTATACAGTAAACCAGACGATTACGATCATGCTCCGTTCCCAACAAAATATATTCCGGAAGATGATTCATATATCAAGACAGCAGGTTATGTTGCTGACGCAGATGCTGAATTTAAAGTTACAAACTATGATGATATACTTGGACTTGATCCTAACACAATAGATGTAGGAAAATATATTTGGGTTGCTAAAAAAGGCCAAACATGGGATGTCTTGCGCCAAACTGAAACACCATTCAAAGTAAGTTCTATTGTAAACTCGGATAGTTCGGGTATGATAGAGATTACAACAGGTAAAGCACCTCCGTTCGTAAAAGACGATATTATTAGTGTGCTTGGTACAGGTGATGTAGATAGATTCTTTAAAGTTCAAAGAACAAGTCTTAATACTATCTTTGCTACAACATCAGTAGAACAACCAGACTTACCAGAAATTTCAGGATTCATTACACAGTTAAACAGTGTAAGGGTTGCTGATCTTAATGGCGTTAATGAAAAAATTACAAGAGACAATGTTAGCAACAACGAAAGAGTTTGGGTTGACAAAGACGAAAATGGCAGATGGGCAGTTGTAGAAAATAAAAACAAATATGCACAAACGCAACAAATGTTTAGTAACAGTATTGAAGGTATTTTAGGTACTGACGATAGAGACTTTGGAACAAGTATTAGTGCAAATGCAACTAACAGCATTATTCCAATTGGTGTACCATCGAGTGAAGACTCAACAAATGGTAGAGTAGACATTTACTTTAGAGCATCAGAAAATCTTAAGGCTGTACAATCTCAAATACTTGAGGCTCCAACAGACTTTATGACTGGTGGGTTAAACAGTTTCGGTCAAAGTACAAATATTTCCACAGACGGTAAATGGTTAGTTGTTGGTATTCCGTATGCTTCTAATGTTAAGTCCTTTTACAAAGGCGACTTTAATAGTGCTACCACTTACGTACAACAAGATATTGTAAAATTTACAAACCAGTACTGGAAAGCAAAAACAACAGTTGAGCCACAAGATTTAAGTTTAGAATATCAAACATTTAACTCGCATTTACAAGCACTTGTTAGTACATTAGAAAATAATGTGTACAGCAACTTATACTTTATATTAAGAGGTAATTTTAGTTTCCCTGAAGAATTAACAGATCACATGTTAATTAGAGCACCTAAAGGACAATACGATGGAACAGAAGTAGGTGATAAGTTACAACTACTATGGAATGATGTTAACACAAGATATCCAGGTGGTGTAACACCGTTCAACAATGATCCATTAATGACTAAAGCGTTTTTAGATGGCGAACATGCTATTGTAGAAAAAATTGATGATATATTATTAATTGACAATACACAGGCTATTCCAAGTGTAGGAGAAACAATTAGTAGTGCAACAGCAGTTGCAGTTGTTACTAAAGTAAACATTACAGGTGATAATAGAAGTTTAATTTATGTTAAAGATGTAAACGGATTGTTTGAGTCAACAGGTACATTATTTGTTGGTGATATTCAAATAGGTGCATTTGAAAGAGCAGTACAACAAGAAGAAAATGTATTAGGCGGTTGGTGGCAAATTGACGGACCGAGTTCAAGTTTCACTTCAACAACTACTATTGAAACTAAACCATACCTTGTTATTCAAGACATTATTAAAACAGGTGTATCACGTAGTGTAAAATATTACGAAAATGCACTTAGAATTCAAGATAATTTAACAGACCAGAATCCTACAGTAACAAGTTATATTGAAACTTTATCATTCTTAGGTGATAGTGGTAATGTACTTTCTGACAAATGGGTATTTAGAGCACCAGCAACTTTAACAAGTAGTCTTGTAATAGGAAATACATTTAACTTCTTCTTTAATGAATATGCAACAGCAGATAATTTAATTCAAGATCCGGCTGTGATAAGTCCAGAGATAACACACGACTATCTAAACAGAACAGAACATACTATTGATGATATTTGGAACGGTTGGATTGAAGTAAATCTTACAGCATTTGATGATAGAGGTTCGCCAACACCAGGTGATGCTGACTTCAACCCTAATTACGGTAATCCTTTTATTCCTATTGTTGGAGATACAGTACAAGACAACGACACACTTGCAACGGCAGAAGTTGCAGGAGTAGAAAAACTGTTTAATACTTGCAGACTATGGGTTAAAAATGTTAACGGTACTTGGAAGTTTGGTTCAGATAACAGCGACATTACAAGTATAAGCATTGACGGTGGGTCACAAGGCGTAGGCGTTGTAAGACTCATGGGTACAATTAACACAAGACATTTAGAATCAAATACAGCAGGTCCAATTATTGTTGTAGATAGAGGAACAAACTTAACACCAGGTTCAACAAGAACATTACAAGGGTTTGAATACTGGATTTTTGACAGTGTAGAACAGTCAGGTATTCCAAGAGATGCAAATCCTCCAGGTAATACTAATAACGACTGGGAAAGAGTTTACAATATTACTGCAAACTCATCTGGTACAGCAAGTGCATTAACAAGACAAGGTGCATATGCTATCTACGAAAGAAATGCAAGTAACTTCTATAATTTACATAACATTTACATTATGCCAGATGCGGCAAGTAGTAGACATTTAGGTGCATCAGTTGAAATGGTTACACACAATGATGGAACTTATACTGCATACTTGTTAAGCAAAGGTAACGGAACGTTTGCACAACCAGGTAGAATTAATGTTATAAAATACGACAAAACAAAAGGTTGGATTTTAGGACAAGATGTAGACTACAAAGGTGATTTCAGTACAACTGTAACTTATAAAACCGGCGAGTATGTAAAATATCTTGAACAAATTTGGCAGGCACAAACAAATATTATTGCAGGTGCGTGGAATGAATCTAATTGGACAGCAATCACTGAAGGTCTTGATCTGAATGGATACTTACCAAACGACACAGGCTTTATTATTGGTGACGACAGTGCAATACAAGATAATAATTTATATGAATTTGGTACACAATTTGGAATCAGCAGTGACGGAGAAGTATTAGCAACTATTGTTAAGTACGGAGATGCTGTAGATAGTTCCATTAATACACCTAAGTTAGCAATTTATAGAAAAGTATTAGGACACTTTTTATTCAGTCAAGTAATTGATGCATACGCAGACGGCATTGGCTACGGAAGTTCAGTAACAGTTTCCAATGATGGTAGATTTGTTGCAGTAGGTGCTCCTAAATATAGTGCTGATTATGTAAATCAAGGTACAGTATTCATTTACGAAAGCATTAATGGTACATTCCAACAAGTACAACACTTGGTTGGTCCACAAGGAATTGCAAACGAGAAGTTTGGATCAGTTGTTAAGTACGGAACTGATAGAATTGCAGTACATTCAGCAGGTGGTGACCTTACAAGTATTACAGGATTTGACGGCGGCATAACAGCATTTGATAACGGAACTACATTATTCAATACATCACTTATTGATACTGGTGAAGTATTCCTTTATGAACTGTTAGGTAACAGATATGTGTATGCAGACAAGTTAGAATTTGCAGATAGCAAAGCATTATACTTTGGTAGAACAATGTTCATCAACGGTAACCACATTTATGTTGGTATACCAACATATAGTAGAGATGATAACGACAGCAAAGGAACTATATTAGATTATAGATCAACTCCTAATACTAAATTATGGGAAAAAATTAGAGCTGAAAGACCGTTAGTTGACCTTAGTAGATTTAAAGGTATTAGTTTATACAATAAAAATACAAATCAGGTTACTGAATATCTTGATTACATTGATCCAGCACAAGGAAAAATTGCAGGAACGGCTGAAACAGAGTTAACATTTAAAACAACATATGATCCTTCAACATATAACATAGCAACTGATACAACAGTTGTAAAAGACGAAACAATGTTTGACACAACAAACAATGTTGGTAAATTATGGTGGGATATTGATGCTGTAAGATTTATTAATCCGTACAGTAACACAGGAAATATCTTCACTACAAGTAATACAATGAATTCAGTGTTCCCAGGAACAGAAGTTGAAATTTACGAATGGGTAGAAAGTGATTTATTACCAAGTGAATGGGACGAACAAGCGGATACTGAATCAGGATTAGCAGAAGGAATTAGTGGTACATCGAAATACGGCGACAATGCTTATAGTTCAAGACGTGTTTATGACGACCAAGCACAAAAATTTACACTTTATTATTACTACTGGGTACGTAATAAGAAAACAACACCAGATGTACCAGGAAGAACAATTAGTGCCGCTGATGTACAAGAGTTAATTAGAGATCCATCAGGCGCAGGACTAAAATTTGCAACAATGCTTGATAAGAACGAATGGACATTACATAACTTACAAAGTTCTATTACAGGTGATGACACTATTCTTAAATTTGCATATTGGAATATTGAAGAAACTGATAAAAATGTACACAATCAATACAAGATTATTACAGACGGGTTAGAAACAAGTGTTCCTAAAACAGATTTAGAACGTAAATGGTTTGATAGTTTAATTGGATTTGACGAGCAGGGAAGACCAGTACCAGCCAGAGAGTTAACTGAAAAAGATAGGTACGGTATTCTTAATGAGCCAAGACAAACAATGTTTGTTAACAGGATTGAAGCATTAAAACAACTTGTTGAACGAGTTAACATCTCACTAAAACAAAAAATCTTAATTGACGACTTTGATTTAAGTGATTTAGAAACTAATGATCCTATTCCAACAATAGCATCAAGAAAATTTGATAGACAAATTGACAATGATAGCGAATTACAGTTTGTACCAGTAGGTAGACTTAAACAAGCAACAGTTAGTTTAACAATTCAAGACGGACAAGTGCTAAGAGCAGACGTTACTGAACAAGGATACGGTTACAAAACAGTACCAACAGTAGCAATTACAACAGTATCAGGTACAGGTGCTGAAGTTACTCTTACAATGAACAACGTAGGACAGATTACAGGTGCAACAGTTGTTAAAAGTGGTACTAACTATGCACAAACAGATACTATTAGAATAAGACCATTTACAGTTCTTACAACAACTGACACAACATACGAAAACAAATGGTCATTATATGAATATGTTGGCGGTACAGTAATTTGGAATAGAATTAAGAGTCAAAGATATGATGTACAACCTTATTGGAGTTACATTGACTGGTATGCTACAGGTTATAATTCTTTAACAAAAGCAGACTATGTTATTGACGAAACTTATAAGTTAGAATCACTACAAGACACGTTTGGTAGTATTGTTAAGATTAATAATGTTGGCTCAGGCGGTTGGTTACTGTTAGAAAAAGTAGATTCACAAGCAAATGTAGACTATACAGTTAACTATAAAACTATTGGTAGACAAAATGCAACAATAGAATTAGATAAGTCACTGTATGATTACAGCGGAGAACTAATTGGTTACGATTCATTTGGTTATGACGACAGTGCATTTGACTTACAACCAATTGATGAAATGCGTATTATCTTAAAAGCATTAAGAGATAAAATATTTGTTGACGAACTTGCTATTGATTACAATAAATTGTTCTTTGCACAAATGCGTTACATTTTATCAGAACAAAAATTTGTTGATTGGATGTTTAAAACATCGTTTATCAAAGCAAAACATAATATTGGTTCACTAAGAAAAGATATTACATTTAATAATGACTTCTTAGAAAGTTATGAAGAATATGTAAAAGAAGTTAAACCATATAAATCTAAGATTAGAGAATACCTAAGTACATACGAAGGTAAAGACACAGCATCATCTATGGTTACTGACTTTGATTTACCTCCAGTATACAGCGATGTTGCAGGAAAAATTATTCCACAGACAGTTAGAGTAGTTGACGATCAATTACAATCAGCATTACCTTTAGACACTTATCCAGGTAAGCATTGGAAAGACAATGCAAGTTTTAATATCAAATCAGTAGATATTTTTGATGCAGGTACAGGATATGAAAATGCACCGGGTGTAGAGTTTGTTGGCGGTGGCGGAACAGGAGCCAAAGCAACAGCATACGTTGGTGGTGGAAAAATTACAGAAATTAAAATAGACAATGCGGGCCAGGGGTATGTGTCCGCACCCACAATAGTACTTAACGGTACAGTAGCAGACGGTGGCACAGTTGGTAAAGCAAGTGCAATTATAGGCAACTCAAACCTAAGAACTACACACATGACTGTTAAGTTTGATAGAGTAACAGGAACGTTCTTTATTACAACACTTGCAGAAACAGAAACGTTTGTAGGCACAGGTGGCAAGTATAACTTTAAACTGAAATGGCCAATGGATGTTAAATCCGATCAAGTATCAGTAATGGTAGACGGTATTGAAGTATTACCAAGTGGTTATACAGTTTCAAATATTACTGATAGTGTAGGAAGAACGCATAATCGTAGCATAGGACAAATAACATTTACAACACCTCCGGCTAATAACAGTAATATATCAATTGATTATAAGAAAGAAATTTCATTACTAACTGCACAAGATAGAATTAACTTATTCTACAATCCAACTACAGGACAGTTAGCAAACGATCTTGGACAGTTAATGGACGGTATTGATTACGGTGGCGTTCAAGTTAAGAGTTTCGACTTTGGTGGCGGCTCTGGTTGGGGAACAGAAGGTTGGTTCACAGGCGCTTATGATTCATACGATAATACATACGAAGATGAAGTAATACGTTTAGACGGAAGTTCAATTAGTGTAACACTTTCTAAGCCATTAGAAAATGGTGTTGAATATAATGTTTACTTGAATGGTACAAGAATTGATGATCCGAATTATCCAAGCAATCCAACTAATCCAAACGCAAGGACTACAACACTAACAGGTGATGGTACAACACAAACTATCTTCCTTGACAATGATGGATTAGATATTAACGGTATTAACAGTCCGGGTGCTGACGATGTATTAATATTTAGAAAAAATACAAGTGACGGTTCGTTTGTACCTGATCCAAGAGCATACGATACATTAGTACAAGGTGGCGACTTAGCATATGCAAGTGCAACAGGTATTAATCCAGAAGATATTAACATTGACGGTGACGGCTTTGTAACACAGTTAACAAGTAAAGGTCCTGAAGAACAAATTCCAGGACAAGTATTAGATACTCTTGATATGAAAATTTACGATAGGGTTGGAAGTGGCGCAAGTGTTATTGAAAGTGTTGCATACGTTGGCGATAATTCAACTACGGTATTTGCTTATAACGGCATACCACAGTCTAAAGATGCATTGTTAGTAAAAGTTAATAACATAATTAAATTACAATCCACTTACACAGTTGATTACAAAAACAAAACTATTACAATGGCAAGTGCACCAGCACTTAACGAAAGAGTTAATATACTTTCAATGAGTGGTAACGGTGATAAGATTCTTGACTTAGATCAATTCCGAGGTGATGGTTCAACAATACAGTTTGTTACAAGTGTTGACTGGAGAGAAGACTTAAATAGTATTGTAACCGTTGACGGCGAAAAACCTGATTACGTTTTAGAAACAACTGATAGTTCTTATGATACTGCAAACAAAGTTGCAATAACATTTGGTGTAGCACCTGGCAATGACGCAGTAATTAACTTTGCAATTTATGCAAGTGAAGCACAAACATTTAGTGAAATTAAAACAGATAACTTGATTGCTGATGGAAGTAGTGCAAGTTATGAATTAAGCACAACACCATTTAGTAGTTTACCTGCAAGTCATAATATAATTGTAAGAGTTGGCGATAATATTCTTAATGCAGGTTATAACGAATCATTTACTATTGACAGCAGAGTAGAATATCAATTACGTAACTGGCAACAACCAGGCGGTACATTAGGTGCTGATGATATTATTGTATTGCTTAACGGTAATGCATTAACATATACTTCAGACTTTATTTTCCGTCCTGCTAACTCAAGTGTTGAAATTTTTGAGAATGTTGCACAAGCAGGCGACAAACTTGATATATTTGTAACAACAGATGGCGATTATACAATTACTGACAACATACTAACATTAGATACTGTACCAGCAATAGATACTACAATCAAAGTTACACACTTTAGTAAACACGATGTACAAGAGATTGATCGTAAGAATTACGATATTATTACAAGAACTACTGTTGACTTTGAAAGTGCGGCAGATATTGAATACAATCATTTACTTGCAGGTCTAATTAAACTTGAAAGACAAACACTTGATGCTGAATATGTTTGGATTGTTATTAACGGCAAGTTACAAACGCCAAGTGTTGATTACAAAGTTACAGACGATCGTTTATTTGTAAGAATGGCACAACCATTAACAGCAAATGATATTATTGAGATTATACAGTTCGCTGAAACAGGTCCAACAGTTAAAAAGTTTGGTTGGAGAGTATTTAAGGATATGCTTAACAGAACAGTGTACAAACGTCTTGGAGATAATAATAAATATAGATTAGTACAAGACCTCAAACCATTTGATAAAGAAATTATAGTAGATAACCCAGATAGTATGTTTGTTCCAGATAAAACTACAAATACACCAGGCGTTATTTTCATTAATGGTGAGCGTATTGAGTATATGGTTAAGGATAGTAACAGTTTAACACAGTTACGTAGAGGTACATTTGGTACTGGAGTTAAAGATATGCACGAAACAGGTGATGAAATCTTTGATCAAGGTTTCCAACAAACTGTTCCTTACCAGGACAAAACACTAATTAACACGTATATTGGTGATGGAAGTTCAACAGAATACTCATTAGATTGGACACCTACTAAAGGTGTTGACGAATTTGAAGTGTTCGCAGGCGGTAAACGTCTACGAAAACGTGATATTGCAATGTTTGATGCAACAGTTGCTCAAGACAGTCCAGAAGGCGATATTACAGCACCAGCAGAATTTAGTGTTTCTGGCAATATATTAACACTAATAACAGCACCAGCGGATGGTGTTAGGGTAACAGTAGTCAGAAAAGTTGGTAAAACTTGGAATGATTCAGGAAAAACGTTAGGAAAGACAAAAAATGCAATAGCACAGTTCTTAAGAGCTGAAGAGGTTGACTTACCTAAATAAATACAATGTAGGAAACATAAATGACAGATAACATATTAGACAAAAACGGAGTGTTAGTGCAAGGTCACATTAAGATCTTTAACCCCGAAACAAAAGAAGTTTTCATTGATAAACGCAATGCAATTCACTATGAAAATATGAGTATTGCTTTGGCAGAATCTCTTGCAAATGCAGGACAAGGATTTGTGTACGAAATGGCGTTTGGGAATGGTGGTACAAGTGTTGATCCTACAGGCATTATTACTTACCTAACTCCAAATAGCACAGGTACAAACGCAAGTTTATATAATCAAACATACAAGAAAATTGTTGATGATCAAAGTGTAAACAACGTTGATCCTAATAGAAACAAAATTGAAACAAGGCACGTTAGTGGTACTAACTACACAGACATTATTGTACAGTGTTTGTTAGACTACGGTGAGCCAAATGGTCAAGAAGCAAACGATACAGCAACGGATACTGAAAATCAGTATGTGTTTGATGAGTTAGGATTAGTAAGTTATAGTCCAACAGGAACAGGTAGATTACTAACACACGTTGTTTTCCATCCTGTACAAAAATCATTAAACAGATTAATTCAAATTGATTATACTGTTAGAGTACAAAGTTTAACTGGTTTTAACGAGGGATAATAGATGGCATATACTATTAACTATACCGACATTACGAATAAGGGTAGTATTGCTATCGAGGATAACACCACCGATACTTCTACTACATTACAAATTCCAGGTAGATTTACAACAGACTACGGTGCGTTAATTGGACAAAACTTTTTACAACTATTAGAAAACTTTAGTAATAGTACAGCACCAGATAGACCAATTGAAGGCCAACTATGGTATGACACAGCAGTTGGTGTTAACATTCTTAAAATTTACGATGGTACTAACTGGATTGAAGCCGGCGGATTAAAGCGTGGCGACTCAGCACCAGACGTAGCAAATTCAGTAGCAGGTGACTTGTGGACAGACACAGACAACCAACAATTATATTTGTTTACAGGTTCAGGTTGGATCTTAGTAGGACCAGAGTTCAGTGACGGATTAGCGGCAGGTGTTAGACCTACTACACTAACTGGTACTGACAATATTAATTACACAGCATTACAAGTTGAAATAGGCGGTAAGGTTGTTGCAATTTATTCAACAAGTGCATTTACTCCTAAAGCAACTATTCAAGGATTTCAAACAGTAAGTCCAGGATTTAATTTAAGTTCAGCAGACATTACAGGTGCAGGCGTAGGAAAATACTATGGTGTATCAGAGAAAGCAGAAAACTTAATTGTAGGCGCAACCACAGTAGCGGCATCAAACTTTTTAAGAGGTGACGTTGCAAGTATTTCAAATTCAAGTTTACAAATTAAAAATAACACAGGTGTTAGCATTGGTAGTGATGCTGTTGTTCAAATAGGTATTGAAGGACAGAATGCTATTATTTCAAATAATACATCAGGCGCTAACATTGACTTACGTATTAACAACGCAGGAAATTTACAACCTGTATTAAGAATTGATTCAACACAAAAAGTTGGTATTAACAACTTATCACCAGCAGAAGCATTAGACGTAACAGGTAATGCTATTGTTAGTAACAACCTTGTTATTAATGGAATTGCAGAAGCAGTTAACACTGGAACAGGCGCAATTACTACAACAGGTGGTATTGGTATTGCCAAGAGTGCAAGAATTGGAAACAGTTTAGAAGTAGGTGGTACAACTACATTAGGTGGTACAGTATTACCAGATTCTACAAACTCAGTTAATATTGGTAGCACAACATTAAAGTTTGCAGAAATTAATGCAAACACAGTAAAGGCTAACTTGGTTGGTAACGTAACTGGAACAGTTACAGGACGTTCAGGAAGTTCAGATAAACTTGCTTCAAGAACAACGTTCCAAGTTACAGGTGATGTAACAGCACCGCCAGTTATCTTTGACGGACAATATAGTGCGCCAGGCGAAACAACACTTGTTAAAAACTTTGACATTAGTATTAACAGTACATTCATTACAAATAAAACATCAGTTCCAACATCAAGATTTGATGACGAATTCCTTGTTAACAGAGTTAACGATGAAAACGGTAGTGGAACAGGTATTAAGAAACTATCAAGAAGTAACTTGTTTAGTGCTTTACCTGTTAACCCAATTGGAATGATTACACCATATGCGGGTAGTGCAACATCAGTCTTAGACTTGAACGGTTGGTTACTATGTGATGGTAGTGAAGTGTTTATTGTTGATTGGCCAGAACTACATGAAATTATTGGTACATCATTCAAAGCAAATCCTGCATTAGGTAAATTTGCTTTACCAGACTTACGTGGTAGATTTCCACTTGGTATGGATAACATGGCAACATCACAAGGACCAGCAAACAGAGTTACAGATGAAAACGCTGATACAATGGGTGGTACAGCAGGTGTTGAGAAGAAACCAATTGCAGTTGATGAACTACCAGAACACGAACATGATTTACGTGGACCAAGTGGTACACAATATTACGCAACAAGAGATGTACAAGGTACACCAGTAGATGGTGATGCTACAGTAGCAGATGCACCGCAAGGTACAGATGCAGGACAAAAGTTTCCATTCTCAGGAGGAGTGGTAAGCAATACAGCAGTCGGGCAAGACTTTAATGTAATGAATCCGTACTTGGCAATGAACTATCTAATTTATGCGGGGGCGAAATAATGGCGTATCAGATTAATAAAACAAACGGCGACTTACTTGTAAATTTAGTTGACGGACAATTAAACACACAAACAACTGATATTTCATTAGTTGGTAGAAACTATTCAGGCTTTGGCGAAAGCATTAACGAAAACTTTGTTAAGATGCTTGAAAACTTTACTAACACACAAGCACCAGCGAATCCACTTACAGGTCAATTATGGTATGACAGTGGCGAAGCAAGATTAAAATTATATGATGGCGCACAATTTAAAAGTGCAGGTGGTCCAATTGTAAGTCCTACACAACCACAAATGGTTACAGGCGATCTTTGGATTGACAATCAAAACAATAAGTTATATTTCTTTGACGGAACAGACTTAGTACTTGTTGGTCCTGACTTTGCAACATCAGAAGGAACATCAGGTTTTACAACTGAAACAGTTTTAGATACAACACAGTCAAACAGAACACTTGTTAACTTAAACGTTGGCGGACAAAAAGAAGCAATACTTTCAAATATTAGATTTACACCTAATGCGGCAAATCCTATTACAGGAATAGTTGGCGCAGTTGAAAAAGGTATTAATGTAATTGATGATGACTTTAAGTTTCACGGAACAGCAACTTCAGCAGATACAATTATTAACGCACAAGGCGTTAAGAAAAACGCATCACAGTTTATGCCTACTGATGCTAATGCAACTTCAAATGGTACTATTAGTACAATTAACAATGGTGGTATTACAGTAGGACCAGAAGATAATATTAACATTGGTATTGTTGCAAACCAAACAGTTATTGCAAACCAAGTTAGAGATAGAAATTTAGATATCCAAGTAAGAAAAGCAAGTGGTGCAACTTCAGCAATTAAAATTGATACTACAAATAGTTACGCAGGTATTTTCAAAGGAACACCTACAGCAACACTTGACGTTGGCGGCGATGTTAAAATTGACGGTAACTTAACTGTTAGTGGTGACACTTTTAGCACAGATGTTGAAAACTTAAGAATTAAAGATAAAAATATTGAACTTGCTATTACAAGTGATAGTACAGTATTACCAGATGCAGATGTTAATGATGCAGGTATTATTGTTAAAGCAACACCAGACGATAAAGAATTTATTTGGAAACTTGCAACAAACGCATTTACATCAAATGTATTTTTTGACTCAACAGCAGGTTATAAGATTAACGGTAACACAGTTATATCAGGTACAACATTAGGAACAATTACAAGTGCTCCACAAATGCAAACACTTGGAACACTTACATCATTAGATGTTGATAATGTTAGTGTTGACGGACAAAAAGTTTCAACAGGAGTAGGTAACCTACAACTTGAAGGAGCAACAGGTGTTATTGAAATACTTAACACTAATAAGATTTCAGGATTAGGTGAGCCAGTTGCAGGCACAGATGCGGCAACTAAAAATTATGTAGATACTGCTATTGACGGCGAAGGCGTTGCAATGGCACTTAACATTACAGGCTTAGGTTACAATGCAGGCGCAGGAGGCGGAGCGGCCTTTGGTGCTAAACTTGTTACACTACTTGAAGAGATTGTTCCAGCAAGTACAAAGGTAAACGGAACACAAGCAAAAATTCATGCAACTGATCAAACATCAGCAAGTGCTACACTAACAGCAAGTGCATTGAATACAGGATTAGATGAAACTACAGTAGCAGTTGATAAAACAGTTACAGTAGCAACAAGAACAGTTGCGTCTATTACTAAAGGTGTATTAACCATCTTAACATTAGATGCAGTTCATGGCTATGATGCAGGCCGTAATGTAACAATTACAGGTGCATTGGGAGTTACAGCGATTAATGGTACATATGCTATTAATAGGATTGTAAGTTCAACAGAAATAGAGATAAACTTAGATACAAGCAGTGAAGTTGGTACATATACAGCGGATAGTGCGAGTGTATCGAGGGTAACAGAAACAGGGCAGGAAAACGAGACCGTACTAAAAGATGTACAGTTTAGTGACGTAACAGGATCGGTTTCACTAACAGTTGACAGATACGTATTAACATGTACTGTAACTGGTGGTGCCTGGGTTTATACCAGCGGAGTAAGTTCTGCGGTATAACGATAAATACTAACAATGAAGGGGTAATATACTATGGCATACATTATTAACAAAACCGACGGTAGCCAGATTGCAGTAGTTGAAGACGGCACAGTCAATCAAACTACTGATCTTAAACTTGTTGGTAAAAACTACGCTGGATATGGCGAAATTCAGAACGAAAACTTCGTTCATTTGCTTGAGAACTTCTCAAGTGCGAATGCACCATCCAGAGCAATTAGCGGTCAACTTTGGTTTGACTCGGGAACGAGCAAATTAAAGTTCTATGACGGAACAAAATTTAGAACAACTGGTGGAGCAGAAGTAAGTGCAAGTCAACCATCAGGACTAACAGAAGGTGACTTTTGGTGGGATAACGCAAACAATCAGTTGTATGCGAACACTGGTGCAGGATTTGTACTAATTGGTCCACAGTCACAAGGTTCTACAGTTACATCATTTGTAACTGATTCAGTAACAGACATTGCAAATGTACAAAGAACAGTAATCAAAGGTACAATCAATGATGAAGTAGTAGTGGTATTAAGTGCCTCTGACTTTACAATCGACTCAACTGTCCCAAACAATGCCATAACAGGTTTCGATGTAGTTCATCAGGGTATGACTTTAAAGAATACTACTAATGCACAACAAGGTGTTACTTCAACAGCACACAGATTCTGGGGTACAGCAACTAACGCAGAGAAATTAGGCGGTAGAGCGGCAAGCGAATACGTTGTATCAGTTCCAGGAGCAGTAACTTCATTTGCTGAAGTTGTAAGATTTGCAGACGCAGGTTATACAGTTGGTGACTCAAATGACTTATCAGTTAAAATTGAAAACGGAAACCAAGCAGTTATTAGTAACGATGTTGGTACTGTAATTAGATTTAAAGTTGATAATGCATCAGCACAATCAACAGAACCAGTACAGTTTAAAGCAGAGGGTATTTTCCCAGGTGCTAATACAACTTTTGACATTGGTTCAAGTTCATTAAAATTTAGCAATATATGGGCAACGACATTTAACGGTACGGCAACAAGTGCAAACGCAATGGTTGTTGGATCAAACAATAGAACAGCAAGTACATCAGCAACTAACGATACAGTTGCAGTTAGAGATTCAAACGGTGACTTGTTTGCTAATAACTTCCAAGGTATTGCAAGTTCAGCAAAATATGCTGACTTGGCAGAGAAATACACAACAGACGATCAGTATCCAGTAGGAACTATTATGACAATAGGCACTGACGAAGGTAGTGAAGCAACTTGGTGTCCAATGACAGACATGCCAATTGGTGTTATTAGTACTAAGCCAGCATACTTAATGAATGCAGAAGCAGACGGACAAGCAGTTGCACTTAAAGGTAGAGTTCCAGTAAGAGTTATGGGACCTGTTAGCAAAGGCGACAAACTATACGTAGGTGCTAACGGTACTGCACAAAAAGCAGACGAAGGCGATTTAATTGGTATTGCTTTAGAATCAAACGATAGACACGAAGAAAAATTAGTAGAAACATTCTTGAAAGTATAGAATAGAGGAAGTAAGAAATGGCTATAATTACAGCGGCAAGATATAACTCATTACAATCGACAGTAGCAAACATAATGGGCAATGGTGCTGGACAGTTCGGATACGGACAAACTTTAGCAAGTTCGCAAGTTGCGGCAGATACTGTTATCGACTCAGGACATATGTCCACACTGTATACTGACTTAATTAATGCAAGAGTACACCAAGTAGGTAGTGTTCCTAATTCATTAGCGTCAATATCAGCAGGTGATGTTATTGAAGAAGATGCAACTGACACAGGTACTGCAAAAGGTATCTTACAATACGAAGACTTATCAACTCTAATTGAAACAAACAAAGACGTAATTTATACTGCTGATACTTCACAAAGCACAATTACAGCAAACAAAACAAACACATCAAGAACAACTGCATGGTCAGGTATAGTTGATCATACTGCAACAGTAACTTTTGCTAATGCAGATGCACGTAGACACTTTTTTAATGCAGGCGGTGAAATTAGATTTACTGCTGATTTAGATCCAGCGTCTTCAAATGGTAAGAACAACGACTGGAATTCATTGTTAGCAAACATGGGAACAGTTTTATTTAAATCAGAAAACTGTACATCAGTTGGAAGTTCACCAGGAACAGCATTTAACGTTGGTAACTTTGATTTAACTGCTACTGATCAACTTGTATTCCAAAAAGATGGTACAGGCGTTTATACTGAAAACGATTATAACATCAAAGCAAAAGAGTTAAATTCAACAACAATCCAATTTACTATTCAATTCAGAGATGATGACATTGGTGATGACACAAACAACGATGGTGCATTCAACCCACAAGATGAATCAGTAACAGGTACACTACAAAGTGTGGTTGGCGAAAGACTACCTACAGGGTCAAGAGTTTCTTTAACTTCCCCAACATTTAATACCACAAATACACTTTAATCTCTAATTACATAGTAAATATTACTATGGACGAGAAACTATCAAAAGCCTTAGAATTTGGAAACTATTCCGCGACTCTTAATAACCAAAGAAGAATGTTGAAAGAAAAGTTTGCTACAGAGTCAATGTATTTCTTTGCAGGCGGACAATT